GATCAAACAGACTTACGTTTTGAGTATACTCAACTTTAACGGTAGATGTATCAGTTGGTCTAACACCAACCTTTAAGGTAGAGATATCAATACCAGAATTACCCAAAATGAAACGTTGGTTGGGATTTCTAGATGAATATGTAAATGACTGGTTAACAAGAATGCCTTCAGAGACTGTTAACTGGAAATCTGCTATACCATCAGTAACAGAAACTGTTTCATCCTCTAAAATATTAAAAACGTATGACTGATTTCCAAACTGATTTGCTGTTGCTGCTACTGGACCTGCTTTTAATGTAATGGAAGATGGGTTTGCCGAGATTGTGGAGGTATCAACAAAGAAGTTAACATTACATGTTGATGCTCTTCTTGATCTTGGAAGATATCCGATATTTCTTGCAAGTGCAACAACATTCTCTCTCAATGTTGCACTATCAATGAATACCTCATTCGCAACCATATTTGCGTTGTATGAGGTAATGTAAGTATTATATGCCAACAAATCAATAATCGATGACAGATTAGACCCTTCGAAGTCATAATCCGTAAAATTATCGTTCGTTTTTAGAACTTCTTTTAGTGTGGTTTTAATCTGGTCAAAGTCCAGACTAGTAAAATTTAAAAGAGGCATTTATCTTGTTGGTTGCAAAACGAATTCTAGTTGTTGGGCTTGTACTTCTGAACCGATAATTCTATAGGAAATAACAACATCAAATTGATTTGCATCAAAGTTTGGATTTACTGTTACATCAATTAATGATACTCTGGGTTCATACTTTCTTATAGAATCTTCAATTTCATCCTGAATTGTCAGTGCTGATATGTCATCCAGATTTTCAAAGAGAGATTCTGATATTCTTGACCCAAAATTAGGTTGAAAAAACTTCTCTCCAGGGTTCGTAAACACAATATTACGAATAGAGCGAGCAATCGCAGTCTCATTTTTGAGTGCAACAAGGTCATCATTCAGAGGATTGCTCTGAAATGACATGCTGACATCTTTGAAACTGCGACTAACTCGCTCTAGTGGCATGGATACCCGTAAATTCTATAATTATATCTTATTTAGGGGGGTATTCCAACTAAAATTCGGTAAGAGGAATAGGTTCAGTACCATATTCCCAATCATCATAATCTTCATCATTACGAATTTTCTCATGAAGTTCTTTCTGAACTTGAAAATCGTGTTTTTTTGGTGTTAAATCATCATTTGAGATTTCACGAAGCATTTTTTGATGCTGTTGATTAGCTAGATTGTCTAAAAAATCGTGCATTTTTACTCCTGATCGGTTAAATCAGAACTTTTTTCGGGGTTGCTATCCCGTGAATCTGAATTATAAGGACTATATCCATGAGAAAAGTGTCCACCTTCAGCAACAAAGGGTGGTTTTTCTAATTTTTGTGCTTTTTCAGTAAGTGTCTCCCAAAAATATTCATCTGTATCACCAAGTCTACCCCAATCTGTGCCATTTTCAACCTGATAATACTCTGTAGAGACCTTAAAATCAGGAATTTTGGGTTTTTCTGGTGTCAGACTGTTATCATAGATGCGACATCTGTTATTTGGGTACAGTGCAAACTGTCCATTTTCGAGTTCAATCAAATTAAAGGACTTATGCTCTTCAGGAATCTCACTTGTAGAATAATCAATGGTATCAGTACCCTCATGATAGTTGTCTAATGTGCACTCATACGTCCCTCTAATGCACCCGAAATGCCTTGTACGTACTTCCCAGTCCATTGAACCAATAAACTGCTTATGGATTGCTGTAACCCCATAATCCATGCAGTTCCAGAACTGTAGATTTGGAAGATCAAGGTCTGGAGTTGGTGTTTCTGGACGCGAGACAAACGCGCTGATTGGCAATTTATCAAACATTGCCGCATATTCTGGTAAATAGGTCTCAAAATAAAAAGCACGTCCAGGCATCGACTTTGCCGATACCCAAACGCCCTCTACAAATTCACCATGACCATCTTTCAAATCACGTAAGTATTCCTTACGAACCCATACTTTTCGTGCAGGTAAATTTGTAATTAAACAACTCATGTATTTTTATATGTCTCTTATCCTATTTACCCTGACCACGATATTTCTTTTTCTTTCCATTACGAGACGTTGCCGAGAGAAGAGTTCGAGCTGAACGTCCTTGACGAGTTTTTTTAGGAGCACCCGGTTGAAACTCCGTCCGATTCATACCACCTTTAGCCATTAGATTTCCTCCATTTCAATTAAATTAGCATCAAAAGAATCCTTACCTTCTGAAGGACTTTCATAGTACTGATCAGCAAGATCTTGTAAAACTTCAAGGCATTCTTCGTGCGAGAGGGAAGAGTAAATCTTCCGCCCCGCATAAAGAACATTAAATCGTTTAGATGATTCGAGTTTTCTCATGTCCTACACGAATACGAGGATCGCACCAAATATCAAAACCTGCATCCTTTGCATCAAGACAGAATGAGACATCCTCACCACACATGTCCTGAACACTGCCAGATTCAAAGACTTGCATCTTCGGAGCAAACCAAGGATACTCAAGATTCTCAAAGACACCTTTCTTGATCAGCACCCATCCGAAACCTGTATAATCCACCGTGAAAGGTTTCTTACGCTTTGACATCGTTTCGACAGTTTCGTGATTCATCACTCCACCATTCTTACGGAAATCATCTTCTTCCAACCAGTGTGCGACAGAAGTTGTGTGTCCATCCTCTGTAGCATACCACCCAGCAGTTACTTCACGCTCGGTGCCGTCTTCAGAGATTGCCAGATCACACAACTGCCAGAACTTGTTAGTGTCAAAAACAATATCACTATCAATCCACAATTGATAATCATACTGCAACTTCCCATCCCAAGGAATTTGGTTCGGTCCACGGAGAACATTTGCACCAAGACACTTACAACGTGCAAAGTTAACCATCGAAGAATAGTCTTGACTAATCTGAATACTCATACCGTTCTGTACCATATCAAAGCACAGTTGTACAAAGTTCTTCAGAAATGTGAACGAACATCCTCGACCTGGAAGACAAAACACAATCGTCTTGCCTCGCATACGTTCTTTGATTGCATCGATATCCCATTCAGGTTGACTGCTCTTTTGGGGCGATGCGGTTTTTACTGTAAATCCTTTAGCCATAAGATTGAATTACCTTCAAGTTCAATTCTATCGTAGTATGTATTCAGTGTCAATAAGAAACTTCTTCAGTGTTGAGTAGGGGTTTCTCTACCTCCTCATATGACAAATCCTCAAGAGTATAATCAGTCTTCATAAGACCAATCATTCCTTTGAGGGTGCGCCATGTCACGTTGAATTCTTCTTCTTTGATATTATGAAAAAGACATTTGTCCTTTGCATAGATGTGGAATAATTTTTCCTTTGGGGACATTTTTTTCCTCCGGAAATTTTTTTTATTTTTATATATCGAACGCGGATTGTCACCTCTGTAGGTTAGGGTAGTTAGCGTTTTTTATATCACGCCGCGCCGACGATATAAACAAACCGCACAAAACGCTGTCTCCACGGTATATTCAATTCTAACACATAAGGGAGCAGAGTGTCAACCACTGCCCCCACTATGTTATCAGAACTCGATCGTATTCAGCGTCGGGACATTATCACCAGACTGCTCATCATTCTCGACGAAAGTATCAAGAATTGACAGGAGTTGATTACCATCAGTAGCACGATTGAGCAGAGACAGCATCACGGACTTGGACATGATTAAAGAAGAAAAGTGTTAGTTAGAAACGTGCCTAGTTTATACTCATACGACAGGAGTGAGTGTTACTTAAGACTAGAAATCGAACACGTCAGAGTTAATCTCAATCACGTTAACTTTCTGATCATTCCACTTCACACCGTCACCAGTTTCAGTGGAACCATAACCATTGTAGAGGCAATTTACAAAGGTTTCATAATCACCACACTCACGTGCAAGTTCATACAAACCCTCTTCATTGTTGATCCACAGAGCAACATTCCAGGTCTCATAATTCGTCCACCCGTTATAAGTGGTGTCGGTGAGATCTGTTTGGAAAGTAGCAGGCATGTAGCGGAATCGTTCTTACACTACTGGTACACTTTACTGGTGAGTAACATTAATACCCACACAATCACCAACGGTCGGGCTTACTCAAGTCCTCTACGTAACTATCAATAACACGTTCAGATCCTTCTAACTCGAATAGATCTTCCCAGTTAATTTGATGCGGGTCGAAATCCTCTAGAGTCTCCAATTCCAGAGTGATTCTATAACGCTGCTTTGATGCTTGACGATAAACAACTGACATGAATCTGTGCTCCGTTGGTGATGCTTATACAGTATAGAATAACAGAGAGAAACTGTCAATAAGACTGTGCCTATTTATGAGAATTTCTGATATTTTTGTGTTGTCAATCCCTGGAAAAACTTATGGGCGGGGTCTTGACATTTCTGCGGAGTGGTGATAGAGTGCACGGTAAGATCACAAGACCTGGACACATTTAGAGAGACATAAATGAGGGGACTTGAGTACACTTATCAGAAGGTTTTAGAGGTGCTTAAATATACCTTATTCTCAATAATAACCCCTATTGATTCTCAATAAAACAAACTTATTGAGAACAGTATAACAAACACAAATATATTTTTAATTACATTTTTAATTGATTTTAACCCTAAAAACAATAAAAAAGGGGGTGAAATGCCCCCTTTATGGATTATATTCAGTTAGCGTGATGTTCGTTGAATAAGATCACCAGTCAAGTGAAATGCTTCGCCAGTGTTGTAACGAACGCTAGGGAAAAGAATAAAGGAAACAACGAAGATAATGCCAATGAGTTTCACTTTCTTTGAGTTAATTGGTTTGAATGTGAGA